CCACCACCGCCTTTTCCAAAACCCAATCCAGCGTGCGCGGCCGTTCGTCATAGGCATCGGGCGTGGACGACTGGAGAAAGCATTGCGTGGTCGCGAAATGCTCGAAACTATCGAGGCTGCCGACCCACAATTTCTGGAGTTTGTCGCGCAAATAGGCTTCGTTTTCCGGCACATACATGAATGACCGGATGCCCTGCTCGCGCGCTATTTTGGTCAAGACATTGAGCAAAAACGTCGACTTGCCGTGGCCCGCAATGCCGGTGCAAACCACAAATTGGCCTGCGTAAAACTTGAAAATCTGGTCCAATTCCCACCAGCCCGTGCTGATGGCTTGCTTCTCGATCGACCCCCTTTGCGGTAATTCAGCGAGCGAATAATAGCCCGGCTGGTCGTGACGATAGAGACCGGGCAACGGGACCACATTGGCCATCAAACTACTCCCTCAATGGGACCATTCCAGCGGAAGGCCGGATCGGTCTTGGCTTTGTCTTTTGCGGCTTTGACTTCGCGGTTGCGCTTGGCGAGCGCGCCAGAAACGGCGGGGAACCAGCGATTACCTTGTTGTTCAGCCCATGCTGTTAGGCCGATTAATTCAGCCTTGAGGTCGAGCTGAGAGAAAGCGGCTTGCCAATTATTGAAGTGCTTTTCGGTCAGCCGAATGATGCCGCTCTCGAAAGCGTAATCTTTGGTCGTTGCCACCCCGTCAGGGGTATTCTTCTCTTCTCTTTCTCTCTCTCTTCTCTTCTCTGGGCTAGCATCTTGCTTGCAGGGTGCTAGCAAGTTGCTAGCAGAGATAAAAAACTCATGTTCAATCAGTGGCTTGAGAGCATCAATTAAATCGGACTCCGCCATTCTTAGTCGGAAGGCTATTTCCTCCGTCGTCGCCGTTATTTTTCCTTCGTCGTATTCGCTTGCTAGCAGCCACAGCATCGGTGCTAGCGCCCTGCTAGCAACCGGCAAGCGGTGAAAATCAAAATTGTCGAGCAGATTGCGATGTAGTTTTATCCAAATAGGCGAGCGGTTTTTGTAGTGCTGAAATTCAGTCCAGTTTTTTGGTTCGAGGCTCATGTCGTCCTCCCCCTTAAAAGCTGCCATTGCTCCAAAGCTTTAATTGCCTGGTCTATCCCCTCGGCCACGCACGTAAATCCGCCCGCCGCCTCGATGTCGGCGATGAACTCCAACTGCGCCACGGTCGGACGGCCGCCGGGGGCTTTCAGTTCAAGTGCGTAGAGTTTTGAGTTGTGGAAAATCAGCACGTCGGACACGCCGGCCCGCACGCCGTTCTTTTTCGCTATCGCGCCGGCGATCGAGGCCCCGCGGCGGTTGCGCTTGCCGCCCAGAAACCCGCCGTTATTTGTGTGCCAGTACACCGCCCCCGGCACCGCGCGGAAGCGGAGATGGTCGAAAACGGCCTGTTGAACAGTCTGCTCAGGACGAAGCACGGCGGCGCTTCCTCCTTCCCTTTGCATCCATGTCCCGCATGTTGTCGGACTGGGTGCCGAAGAAGAGATGGTCGACGTTGACGCAATACGGATTGTCGCAGGTATGAAGCGCCCACTTTCCAAGTGGGACCGGCCTGCCTGCTAATTCAAGAGCGATATGCGTGGCTTGGCGAAGCGAGCGGCCTATTTTGAGTTTTCCATAACCGCGGGGACGGCAACACCCCAGCCATAAAAGGCACCCGCTGTTTGGCTCAGGAATTGTCAACCGCTCAAATCGGATTCGAATATCTGTATTTTTGTTAGTTCTCTGCATGGCTAAATCATCTTCGCGATCATCATGCCGAGCGCTGTGATGCTGGCGATCGAGAGTGCCAAGACCACGACCAGGATCAGGAAGGCCGATCGGTAGGTGTCGAGGCTGTTGAAGCCGCTCATGGCTCGTTGCTCCCGGCCTCGGCCTTCCTCAGGAGTTTCACCATGGCGAGCTCGGCGCTGTCGGCTAGTTCCTGCCAGAGCTTGGCCTCGGCCCGCGTCAGCATCTGGCCAAGGTCGTCGGCATCGCCAAAACTCGCGCGCCGCAGTTTCTCGGCCTGCGCCCGCGCCGCCTTGATGAGTTCCGCGATCGAGGTTTTCATGGCCCATCCACCACGTCGCCTAGATGCGGGTCGGCCGCCTGCGGAGACACCCCAATGTGCCGCAGCAAGCCGTAGATCGCCTCCAGGTGTCCGCCGATGGCGACGAGGCTCGTTTCACGTGCAACACGCTCGGCCACCGCCTGGTCGCGCTCCAGCACGCAGGACGCCGTTCGGCTCTCCAGCGTGGCGATGTGGCTGCGCAGCGTTTCGTTCTCGGCCTCGACTTGGCGGATGATGACCTTGGCGTTGGCGAGTTCGCGGTAAGCCGTGTCCAGTTCGTGCTCGCGCATCTGCTGGTGTTCCATCGACACCCGCATCGCGTCGAGCCGGAACGTCGGGAGCGGCAGCATCGGTGCCGGCGGCAGGGTGCCGTTGGTCTGGTCGTCGCTCATTGGGGGTGTCTCCTATTGTTCGAAGTTGGATTTCAGTCCGCTGTCGATCGACGGCGCCGACACTCGCCGCGGTAGTTTGGTCCCGGCCGGATGGCTCTCCGTGGCGCGCTCCGGATGCTCGCGGGCCAAGGCCTCCAACATCGCCTCGCCCGACCGCTCCCGTTCCGCCTGCTCGCTCGGGTCGAGCGCCACCGCCTCGCCCGGCACGGGCTTGAATTGCCGCTGCCTGCTCGGGATGCCGCCCCTCACGAGTGGTGCGCCTCTTTGTGGTGGTCCGGGCAGTAGCTCGATCCCGTCCGCGCCGTTGCCCCGCAGTAGTGGTAGGGCGGCTCGCCGGTCGGCCACCGGCAGTGGTGGTCGAGCAGGTCCATGATGGTGAGGGTGCCAATCGGCAGTGGCTCGGGTGCAGGCAGCGGTGGTGCGGGCGGAATGCGAGTGTCCATGGGTCTGACCTCCCTCGGCAGTGGACGACGCTTGCGTAGTGGCGGTGGTGGGCTGGTCGGCTTGGTGCGGCGCGGCGGGCAGGTGTAGCCCTGGCGGTGGCAGAGCCCGATGATGGAGTTGCGGCTCACGCCGAACACGGCGCCGATCTGGCTCGCCGTGTAGCCCTGCGCCCACAACTCGGCCACGCGGGCCTTGGCTTCAGCGGTCCAGATTGCGGTCTGCCACGGCATGGCTAGGCCTCATCATCGGCCAACCACGGGGCGATCGTTACGGCCAAGGTCGCGCACCGCCTCCCGAGTTTGATCAATTGTCGGGCGATGAAAGTCCGGGTCCGTCTGAATGAGTAAGGCTTCAAGGCGGAGGAGCCGCGTTCGGAGGTCGTGAAGTTCATTGCGCGCGTGTTCCTCGGATTTGCGCCGTAGCGCGGCTTCAATGCGGTTGATTTCCGCGAGTTCGATCCGACGGGCTTTGCCGTACCAAATGTCGAAGGCGCGCCAGTAAGTGAGGTCAGCGGCCCGCGCCGCCCGCGCGATGGCCGCCTTGATCTTGTCGCCACGTTCCCACGGCTCCGAGAGTTCACGCAGGGAGGCAGAAATGTCCGTCATTTGGGTCTCCCAAGACTTTTGGGAGAACTCCCAACATTTCGCTGCGATGGTTTGCGCATGAGTAGTCCTCACCCCGCGCTTATGACGCTACAGTTTCGGATCGAATGAATGTCCGAACAGCGACGTCCCCGCCCGTGGCATCGCTCAGTCGCTGAGCCAGCGGTAGAGATACGCCGCGCTCACCTTTCAAGATCAGCGACAGATGGCTTTCTGAACATCGAACGGCGCGCGCGAATTTGGCCTGTGTCGTGTTTGCTTCGATCCAGTCGGCGAGCGGATGCTTTTCAGTCATCCAATAACTTTGCCACCAGCAAAGCCTTAATGTCAAGGCGAACTTTGCTGACAGGAAATCGACATGAGCGGGTTGACGACGGAAAATCCCCTCATGAAGCCTAGCCCGTCAATTCTCGAACCAAAGCTTTATATTGGTGAATGGATCGAAGCTCTTGGCCTACAGGCGCGAGCGGTTGCTAAAGATGCTGGCGTTAGCGAGCCATATTTGAACCAACTTATACATAGAACCAAAGACAACCCTAGCTTGAAAGTTCTAGTTAAGATTGCAAGTGCTATGAGGATGGGGGCCAGGGACTTACAAAGCCCACCTCCTCCTCGTGCTGTACTTGAGGAATTAAAGAAAATCCCTTCCGATCAGCTTGAGCGACTAAGGCGTCGACAGTCCGCCCATTGAGCGCTGATTCTTCCACTAAAACCTTTGGTTGAGCCCTCAAAAGAAAATACTTTGCTGAGCGCAAAGATTATTCTTGACGTTAAACTTTGCTGAAGGCAAAGTACTCCCCGTCAATCGGGAGCACGCCATCACCATGGAACTGGTTCGCTACAACGCCATGTGCCGCGCGATCGCGGAAGCACACCGGGTCGACGAGGCGAAAGAAATTCATGACCAGGCAGTGGCGCTCGAAGCCTATGCGCGCCAAGCCTTAAACACCGATGCCGAGCGCGAGGCGACTGAAATTCGCCTGCGCGCGGAGCGCAAGGTGGGAAAGCTTCTCAGGGCCTCACCCAAAGCAACGGGGACATTGAAGCAAGGCCCCAATCTCCCGCGGTCGACCAGCACGACCACGGGAACACTCAAATCTCTGGGCATCACCAAAGACCAGTCATCGCGATGGCAGAAAATCGCTGACCTGTCGGACCATGAATTCGACTTGGCGATTGGCACCGCAACCTCAAAGCCATCGACCAACGGCATCCTGAAGGCGACCGCTCCACCGGAGAGGATGGTGGTTTCAAAAGATGCGCTCTGGCTTTGGGGGCGCTTACGCGATTTCGGCGGCGATGAGTGGCTGGCTAAGTCGCCTACCGACGTGATGTCGACCATGACACCCGAAATGAAAGACGACGTTCATCAACTCGCGCCGCGCTTTGCAGCATGGCTTAAGCGAATAGGAGAGATGCCATGACCCACGAAGAAAGTCAGTTAGCGGATATTGTCGCGCGCATCATTGATGTTCGCCGCGTGCAACCGAGGATTAATCCGTCATGGATAGCGACGGAAGCCCTTAAGGAGCTCGACCCGTCCGAAAGCTCGCACCCGCTGGTCCGGGCTGGATGTCATTTACAATTACGCCAGATTGCGCGAGCGCAATGCCGCAAACTTTTCGACGATGACAGCGAAGACGATAGCTCGCCCCGCTTTACTGGCTTTAGTGGGCTGCAATGGCGATACCCGGCCGTTCATTCGAAAAACAATCCTGAGCCTGAGTATGTGCTTCTCGAACAGATGAGCCGGGCCGATATCGACTACAACGTCAATCGCCTTACCCTTGAAGGCCACGCAAAACTAAAACACGCCGACGCACTTGAGGCGTGGGGCCTCTCGCGCAAGGCTGCCGTGGGATGACGGACCCCATCCGCAACCTCGTCGACCACCTGGCGAACCGCGCCGTGCTGTTCGAGGTCGACCCCGACCCCAGGCAGCCCAACCGCGTGCTCTACAAGATCACCGCCGCTAGCCGCGATGCGGTGCAAGACGCCATCTCAGAGATCATGAACCGCGTCGACGACACCAGCGGTTATGCGGTGTTCGCCGGGCCGCGCCGCAGCGGCGACGGGTTCATGGCGCAGGGTGCCGTTGTGATCTACGGCGCGGGGCGCGCGTCGTGACCTTCACCGACACCGAGAAACGAGAAGCCGCAGAGCGGGAAGCGAAGATGCGCCGCAAAGTCTATCCGCGCTGGGTGGAGCAAAAGAAAATGTCACTCGCACAGGCTGACAAGCAAATCGCGCTGATGGACGAGATCGCGGACGACTACCGCAAGAAAGAGTTGGTGCTCCTGTGATGATGCTCACCGACGACCAAGTTGAGAGTGCGATTGCCGCCTGCGACGCGATCATTGCCGCCATGGCGCGGATCGAACGGATCGCGACCCAGGTGGAGCGCGATCTAGCCGACTGGAAGCGTGAGCTTGAGGTGATCAGCGAGCAGAGGAAAGCGTAATGCTGTCGCCGGAACAGATCGCGGCGAGGAAGGGCAAGCTCACGGCGTCTCGTGTGGCATGTCTGATGCGCGGCGACACCGCCAAGATCATGCAATTGTATATGGAGATGACGGACGACCCGAGTTTCGTCGCTGAAAATTTGGAGGAGGTCTGGCCGGTTAGGCTCGGCGAAGTTACTGAACATCTCCAAACCATGTGGTTTGACCTCAAGCACGGTCCGACATCGAGGCACGGCGAAGTTGTTGTACATGCCAACGGCTGGGCCGCCTGCACGCTAGATGCTTGGTCTGATCTGCACAACTGCGTCATTGAATGCAAACATTGCGGGGGACACGAACCGTTCGAGACATTGGTCGAGCGGTATCAACCGCAAATGCACTGGCAGATGATCGTGACCGGCACGAAACAGTGTGCGCTGTCAATCATTCAGGGTGCGCGCGAGCCGATCGTGGACTTCGTCGACTACGATGAGGACTACGGTGCCGAGTTGATGCGGCGCGGGCAGGCATTCATGGAGTGCGTGTGGAGCAAAACGCCGCCGATCGACATCGGCGAGCCGGTGGCCGCGCCCGTGCCCGGCAAGGTCTACGAAATGTCTAGTTCAAACGCTTGGGCAGCGTCGGCGTTCTTATGGCGCGAGAACATCGCCGGCAAGAAGCTTGCCGAGATGGCCGAGAAAGAACTCAAGGCGCTGATGCCGCCTGACGGCAAGAAAGCATTCGGTCATTCGGTAGTCATCACGCGCGATCGTGCGGGTCGGCTATCACTTCGCGAAGAGGCAGAAGCAACATGAACGAGATTGCAAAGATTGAACACGGGATGGCTGTCTCACTTGAGCCAACCAATATGCCAGAAGCCATGGCGCTGGCCAATCTTATGGCGGGCGCCAAGCTGGTTCCCACGGCTTTACAAAAGTCGCCAGCGGATTGTCTGATGGTGATTATGCAAGCCAAGCGGTGGAATTTAGACCCATTTGCCGTTGCGCAGGAATGCAGCGTCATCCAAGGCAAGTTGATGCACAGCGGCAAGCTCGTCGCCGCCGTCATCAACTCGCGCGGCGGTCTCACACAGCGGCTGTCATTCGAATACGATGGCGAGGGCGACAAGCGGACCATCACGGTCAGCGGCCAGCTCCGCGGCGAGCCAGAGCCGCGCACAGTGAACGTGACGCTGAAAGAAGCCCGCACGCCAAACAAAGTCTGGCAGACCCAGCCCGACCAACAGTTGATGTATCACGGCAGTCGCGTTTGGGCGCGACGGCACACGCCGGAGCTCATGCTCGGCGTTTGGTCGCCGGAGGAGTTCGACGATGGGCCAGCCAAGGAACGGCGAGCACCGACGCCTGCGCCACTAAAGATGGCCAAACTCGCCGAGGTCGCGCCCGACCCGGAGACGGGCGAGAACACAGATGACAATTCAGTAGTTCGGGAAGCCGACGCAGCCCCCCTGGTCGCTCCCGATGACTCCTCCGCACCGACTGGTAGGGAATACGGTGCGGAGGAGACCACTACCGACCGCATGGAGCGGCTCGATAAGCAGTTGAGTGTCGCCGCCACCAAGGGCACGGCCGCGCTCAAGGGGGCGTGGGATAAGATCGACAAAGACGACCAGGCCATCCTCAGAGCCGCCCTCGACAACCGCCACAGACCCACAGCAGCAAAAGTGGACAAGGCCGGGGCGACACCATGAAAGTCAGTGAACAGCGGTTGTTTTTTCCACCTTATCAAGACATTGAAACTCTCTCACATCACCTCTGCGTCTCACGGCGCACTGTTGATTCATGGGTGAAAGCTGGCAAGCTTCCGCCCCCACGGGTGCAGTATGGCAAGCGGATTTGGAAGTGGACAGACGTGGAGAAGTGGCTTGACGGCGAGTCCGCTATGGTGACGTCGTCTCCCGACGAGTTGGCTAGCCGAATAACGGAGGCGACCCGCAATGCCATCGCGTCCCGTTCTCGCTAGGATCGATCCCGACAGTTTTGCCGCGGTGATCCGGGCCTACATCACGAGCCCCAAATTCCAGGCATATGCGAAAAACACCCGCATCATGTGGTTGCGTGAATTGTCGCTGGCCGAGATCCCTCCGCTCGGCGCGCTGCCGGCCGCGCAGATCCGGCCGTCGCTCATCCAGGCCTTCTTGGACGGCTACGCGGGGCGGCCCGGCAAGCAGATGGCCGCGCTGACGGCGCTCAAGCAGCTCGAGCGCTGGGCCGTGGTGCGCGACCTGTTGCCAAACGCGATTACGCTCGGCGTGGAGGTCGAGCACTCGGACGGCGGGCATGTACCGTGGACGGACGAACAGGTGGCGATCGCGGAGGAGTTTGCGCGGCCCGACCTGGCGCGTGTCATCACGCTTGGCGCCAACACGGGCCAGAGGGGCAGCGACCTCGTGAAAATGAGGTGGACCGATATCGAAGAGTTCAGGGGCCGCCCCGGCATCAACGTCGTGCAGGTAAAGACCAAGCGGAAACTGTGGGTGCCGATGACGGGAACGCTGCAGACCGCCATGGCGACCTGGGAACGCGCCCCCGGCTTTATCCTGCTGCGGTCCACAGGAGGCCCGTGGACTCGCGAGGACTTGAGCCAGACTTGGAAGCGGGAGCGGGATGGCAACGCAGCCCTAGGGCCGCTACGGGCCGCTGGCCTCGTCCTGCACGGGCTGCGAGCGGCGGCCTGCGTGCGGCTGTCGCGCTCCGGTGCCTCGACCCGGCAGATTGCTGACATGGTCGGCATGTCGGAGGATATGGTTGGCCGTTATTGTCGGCTGTCGAGCCAGCAGGAGAACGCCTCGGCGGCGATCTTGCATCTGGAGGGAACGCCGCGCGAGCATGTCACTAATCGGTGGCAGAGTGGCCGTGAACGCCCGAAGAACAGATGAACGAAAATGCCTGAATTCGAAGGCCGTAAGTCCTTGAAAACACTCGAATTACGCATACTCGGCTACTGTGGGAAATTTAAGGCATTACGACAACTTAGCCGTCGCTGCAATGCAACGGGCTACACCAGCAACGCAAAAAATCCAACATTGACCCACCCCAGAGAGGACGACGACGATGAAGACTCTAGCCGCAGCTTTGTTAGCCGCCACCGCCCTAGTAGCCTGCTCTAATCCGACCCGCGCCGACATTATCCTCGATACCCACGGGTTAGGCGGTACTGGCGATAATGTCATCTTCAGCCAGCTCTTTCCCGGTCTCGTCCTGGGTCACCTCAATGGCCAGCACGACGAGGTTGTTCGATTTCTGGACCGCTCCGTCTTCAATCCTGATGGCGGCATCCTGGGCGGTATTTTCTCCGGAGCGGCTAACGGCAATGACATCAAGATCGTCAACACTAACGAACTGGATATCAAGGTTTACGATCCCACAAACGTCAACGTTGTCACCACCACCAGGGAGATATTCTCCCTAAAGGGGACCGGCGTTGCGTTTCTCACGGTGACGGCCTTGGAGGCGGACGGCACCACCAAGACGTTTCAGTTCAACCCGCTCACTCCCGGATTTTCTCTCGCGGACTTCCAACTCTCGGCCACTGCGCAATCGGGCTTCGATCTCAAAGCCATCAACGGCGAGCGCATCCTTGATCTGGACATCCGAATCGTCGGCGGCTCGATCGCCGATTTCGAGCATTATCGGATCGAGGTTGGCCCGACAGCGGCTGTACCCGGACCGATGGTCGGTGCCGGCTTACCGGGCGCGCTCGCGGGCGGACTGTTCCTGCTCGGGCTGGCACGCCGCCGCAAGGCTGCAGCAATCGGCTGACGCTCAAGGGTCGCTCCTAGTCGTCAGCACGATGGACCCGCCGGTAACGGACCAACCCCCTGCGCCGGCGGGTTTCTCTTTAGGCAAGAGCCATGGGATGGATATGGAAGATTGCGCTGGTCTGGGCCATGCCTGCCGTGGTCGCACTCGGCTTCGCGCTGTCGCCCCCGCAGGCGCGCGTGGAGCGCGTGGAGCCGCCGCCGCCCGTCGTGAGGACCGTGCGCACGGTGCAATACCTGCCGCCCACACCGGTCGCGGCGCCGCCCGTGCGGGTCGCGGAGGTCGTGCCGCTGCCGCGGCCTAAGCCGGCCATGTTAATTTTTGCTCCCTCAAATGAGGCGAAGAAAATTAACATGCCGCGCAGTGACGGCTTCTGCGCGCGCCACGGGCTGCGCAAGGTCGAAACCCGCGGCGGCAAATCATGGAGGTGTCGGCGGTGATAGCGCGGCACATATCAATGATAAGGGAATGAACGATGGCGACAGAACTCGGCTTAGGAGTTGCCACACCAGAATTTGCGATGGCCTTCGCACTGGTCGCCGTCCCCCTAGTAATGGGGCTGCTGCTAATTGTTTGGTTTATGATGAAGCCGCGTTGATGGGGAATGAACGAGGATAATAATGGCATTCAAACCTTACTGCCCAACGTGTAAAACTTGGCACTCTGACAAAGAGGGGCACCAGCTCCTCTACAGCGAAACTAAGACCTTGTGCAACAGGTGTGGCGGGACCGGATGGCTAGAGCCCATCGGACCTAAATCTGACGGCTCATACATCACCAGCCGACCGTGTAGCTGTTCTCGTTGATGCGTCGGCAGCGGGGGCATTTGCGGAGCGGCGGCGTGGAAAGCAGACACGCGCTCTCGTCCACACTGGCACCGCAGGCTTCGGCCGTCGCAGATGTGGTGGTTCACCCAGCCGGCGTAGCGCCCGGCCCGCTCCGCAAAGCGCAAACCGTTTGCATCATATGAGCGAGAAAGGGAATGAACGATGTGCGCCAACAACGAGAGCCGTAGCGCGGGATGGCAAGAGCGGGGGCCAGAGGTGCTGGAGTTCATGGGGGATACGCTCGGCTCTGACACCGCCCTGGATCTGTTGCGGCGCGGCGCTGGCGACCTAGGAAACGAAGCTCGCATTCGATGGAAACAAGAGGTGAAGGATTTTCTCAATGCCAAGGGAAAAAGCCGCCTCCAAAGAGACGGCTTTCCCGAAGACTAGCGCGGCTGGTTAGGCTGTCCCGGTTTCGGGTTCTGCTTGTCGTCGTCCGGCTTGTTGGGATCGCGTGGATCGGCGGCCATGGTCGTTTCCTCCTCTTCGGCCCCAGATTGGGGCCTGAGGCTGGGACAACGCCGCGATGGCCGTCACCGTTCCTACGACATCGGCACGCTATTCACTGTCACCACGACATTGCCTTCCGCCTGAATGTCGACAACAACCGTCGCCGGTTTCTGGGGCGGCGGCTCTGGTTCTGGCGGTTCAACGATGGGCAGATCGCGCACCATCATCTCCACCGTTTTCAGAAAATCATCAGCCTCCTCCGTCAACTCGACCTCGCGCCGGTTGATCGGACCCCAGTGCTGCCGCCTTGTCCGCAACCCGATCGCCGCGACCATGACCGCAAAGGCCGGGCTGTACTTGGCGAGGAACTGATACGCCGCACCTTGGCCGGTGCCAGCATTCTGTAGTTCATCGGCCGACGGTGTGATCCCATCCGAGAAAATATCCACAAACCCCTGCGGATCGGCCCAGTACGCCTCCAACAGCAGCCCCATATTGGGGCTGGCTGACTTGATGTTCCAACTAGCCTGGAACAACCCCGCCTCGCAGGTTTCCGCCGATGTATTGCTGGCGCTCATGTCGCGCCCTTCGCAGTAGCGGCCGGAGCTCTCCCGCATCCCCAAGCCAATCAGCAGCGCAAACAAATGCCGCAGCGTCTCTGCGCCCGGCTTCGAGTTGTCCATACCCATCATGGAAAACTCGACTTCGTACCAAGCCAGCGCATCCAGGTCGGAATCGCCCTCAGCTTGCGCCATCTCCACCGCCGCTGGATCGCCCGCCAACAGCCACGTCAGCGCCAGCGCAAACGACTGCCCCATCCCTGCCACATAACCGCTTGGCGAACGGCCCCGGTCATTCCAGACGTATTCCTGAAGCGGATGCGTTATCGCCAACTCATCAATTTCTTTCTTTAATTCGTCGTCCAGCCCGTCACTGCCGGTGTCCATGCGCAGCACCAGGGCGTCGATCTTCTCCCAGGTAGCCGGACCCACCACGCCATCCGACTTCAACCCGGTCGCGGTCTGAAATCCCTTCACGCCACTGGTCGTCACCGGACCAAACTCGCCATCGGCGGGAATGCCCAGCGCCGCTTGTAGGTATTCGACATCGGGACCCTCGTCACCCTCTCGGATGGTGCGGCGCGGCGCTGGTGGTGGTGGTCCGGCCGCCTTCGGCCACATCAATGCAATGACCGACGAGATCTTGTAGGAAGACTGATTGACGGCATCGCTTTGATTTCCCCCGCGACACACATAAGAACTACCTTCGGTGCGCTCGTAAAATGAAATGTGCCCGCCCCCGTCACGAGTCATGACCACTGCACAGCCGGGGCGCGGAGCACCCAACTGGTAGCCCCACTCAAGATTATTGAATGATTTTGCCCACAGCCAACGATCCGTATCGGTAGGCCCCCAAACCGGACGAATGCCGGCCATGGTGAAGCAATACGCAGCAGTAAGACCACACCACGCGGTACTATCTTGGGTGTAGATAGAGCAATAGGAGGCCATGTCGGGATAAGCCTTCGCTATGGCCTCGGCCATCCCAAGAATTTTAGGGTTGTTTTCGGCCCCTGGAGCCTCAGTTAGTCCAGTCAATGACCTCATTGTTAGAAGCCAAGGAGGTGCGGGCTCGTTCATTTTGAGTGCTCTCGATAAAATTCGCCGTGAAGTTCTCGCGCCGCCTTCTCGTAGGCCAAAGAAGCTCCTTCGGCCGTATCAAAACGACCGAGATACCGTTGAACGCGGTGAATTTTGATTTGAGCTACCCACTTTCCGCGGGACCAATTGACGCCACGATGACCGGACGTATTTCTCTTTCCGAGCCCCTTGTTCCACTTCTGCTGAGAGCCGTTGGCCACCCGAAGGTTGTCAAACCTGTTATTGCTGGGGTCTCCGTCAATGTGATCAATGGTGTTAGGCGGATCTTCCGCTGTTATGATTTTCCAAATCAAACGATGCGCACGATAGGTAATATAATCTAGAGCAACAGCAAAATATCCTTTCTTGTCTCTAGAGCTGGACGTCGTATTAGCAAACCGCGCATTCCAAGACGCCCACACTCTCGCATCAACAAAATGCTCTTTGGGACGGAACTTCCACCTCATCTCGCCGGTCCCTGGATCGTAAGTGAAGCATTCCCGCAGATATTCGACAGGCGGCAGAATCTTGGTAGGCTTACGTTTAGACATCGAAGCATCTCCTGTGCTTTGGTGTTTAGAGGCGTCGCCCTGTGAAGAGGGCGGCGTCTCGCCTATTGTATCATCATTATCGCAGGCTCGGCACATGCAGGCCGCCCCCGCCCGTGGCACTCAACAAAATGCTTATCAGGGCGATAACACAGACAACGACAAACACGATCATGACGATCTTACCAAGCGGCTCCGGCAGCGGCACCTGCTGCAAAATCCACCAGATCAAAATCGCAAGGATGATGAAGACCGTGATATAGACGAGCAACTGGATCATGGCGACCTCCTATGGATTGATGTTCAGCCTCTTGGTCATGACATCCACAATACGATCGATGCGTTGCTCGTTGCCGTGGGCAGTGGTTTCCAGCTTCGTCAGTCGCTCGTCGATTGTGGTAAGACGCCCAGCCGTGTAAGCGGCCCCGCGCGTCTCCATGATCGACACCCTTGTCTCAAGCCTCACCATGTACGTGATCACACTGACGCCCACGGTGCCGAACGCTATCGCCTGCGCCACCAGGAAATAGACGAGGGTGGAGTTGTCGCGCAGCCATGATTTGAGCTCGGTCATTTCTTCTTGCGCTTAGGCGCGGCCTTCGCGGCTGCCATCTTTGGCGCCGCCATCTTCGTTCCCTCTAATTCCTCGACGCGCGCCGCCAATTCCTTGCACGCGTTTATAAGGGCGAACACTAGCGGCGTGGTGTCGAGCTCACGCAAATCATCCACCGCCACACCATCAATATAGCCAGCGCGCAGGCTGACCATTTCGGGCATCGGCTTCTCGGCGTCCTGGGCAATCAGTCCGACAAATTCTGTCTCGCTGGCAGCAACGCCATAATGCCGGGAGTCCGCATAAGGGACGGCCGACTTGCCATCCGGCGGTGCCGGCGTGTCATTGCCTTTGTAAGTGTAAATCTTCGGGGACAGCCGCAGTATTTCATCGAGCCCGCTCTTGTAATCCCCAATGATATTCTTGATGCGCGCATCGGACGGTGCCGTCCAAGAACCGCCGCCCGGCTTGTAGGCATTCGCGCCAAAGATGGCAAAGTTTCCAGTGTTGTCAAAGTTGCCGATAGTGCCGGTCGTGCCGTTTTGGAACCAGACGCCGCCGTTTCCACCAGCGTGAACGAATAACTCGCTATTATCGGTCGAGATACCAAATGTGCTCCCGGTGTTTAGCCAGAGAGCCCCTGCTACCTTCAACGCACCGGTCATGGTGTCGCCGGCCTTGGCCACGCGCGACGTGTCGGTCGGATGGACATGATCCTCGCGCGTATACGCCGTCGCAACGCCAGGGGTCGCAACGCCGTCCACGATTGGATTGATGATGCTTGGCGTCCCGCCACCGCCGGACGAGTTGATTGTCAGCGTGTTGGCCACATCGTTGTAACTCAGCGTGACGTTGGTGCCGGCCACCAACAGTGAGCCGACGCGATCATCGACCGCCTCTGCGAAGTCGGTGATGGCTGACGCGGTGTGAGTGTGTGAGACTGCAGCACGCGATGTGTCGCTGGGGTGAATGTGGTCCGATCGCGCCCAGGTCGTTCCCACCCCGACAGCCGCCGCACCGTCCATTACCGGCGTGGTAGAGGAAGCCGGCAGCACCGTTGTCACGTCGCCGCTGGTCAGCGTGACCGCGCCGGTCCTGGTGTTGAACGAAGCCACGCCGGCCGTCACGGTGTCGATCGGCGTCCACGCTGGAACACCGGCAACGCTTTGCCTGCCATACTGCACGCCGTCGATAGGAACATCCAGAAATCCACCGCCGCCACCGAGTAGCACGGTCGGCACCAGCGTGTAGATGTGCGATATGGCATCGTAGTTGAGAACATAGTTGGTCGAACTGGTGGGGGTAGACGAAACGGTTGCAAAGTCGCTCCAGTCCGTTTCAAACGTCCAAACACCGTTTTCCTTGGTGACCTCGATGCCGGTCGTGGCCGCGACCGTGCCGGGAAACTTGACGAGCGCCCGCAGTTTTGGCGTTGGAGCAGCCTTGGGCCGTTCGCTGAAAACCGGGATTGAGGGACTCATTGCACGGCCACTTTCTCCCTGTCAGGCAAGGATGGTGTCGGTATCCGTCACCGCCGTGGAAGTCCCGGCAATGGAGTTGACGCCGGAATTCCTGTTGATGCCCATATTGCGCAGCAGCCACACCTTCGATGCGCCGGTATTGGCCACCCGGATAAGACCCGCGCTGCCGTCTCCGTTGATAAAACGAAAGACATTGTCGCGGATGACGATGTCGCGCACGGTGACGGCGCCCGGATCGAGAATGAGGCCCCAGCTTCCGAGGTTGGTGAGAGTATTGTTGTCGATCTCAACATCATAGATGGGATCGGTGGACAACAGCGAGGTCATGGAAATGCCGATGGTGGTCAGCGAAATTCGGTTATTGCGAACCGCTATATTGGTAGATCGCCCGTCGATTTGAATGCCGCGGCCGTGCCCGGTGGGGGTGCCCTCGACGATGTTGTTGCCTTCAACGATTACGCTCTGCGCTGCCAAGACCAAAATTCCGGCCGTGGCCCCGTCGGCCGGGAAGGGGGCCGCAAAGGTTGGGTCGCCACTGTAGTGAAGACCGTACAACAGTATGGTGTTATTGGCGATCGTGATGAAATTGCAGGTATCGGAAGCGCCGTCTGGCGTGCAAGAAATTCCGGCTTGCGGGCAGCGTAGAATGTTGTTCCCGGTTATGATGATGGCGTCGGACTGAAGAACGCGGATCGGCGTGGCCGAAGAGAGCGTATCGCGGATCGAATTGTTGGAGATGATGCCGCGATTTGCTTTCACCAGGGTTGGAAATGTAATTGGATCGTCGGTCACGAAATGAGCCTCGGTCACCGCGCAACACACGTCATCCGAAATGCGCAGGCAATCGTTGCCATGAATGATGAACTCCGACGCTCCATTGCTCATCTGAAAACCACCACCGCTCAAATCGGTGATGCGGTTGTATAGGATGCGGATGTTCTTGCAGTTGAACAACCAAACGGCGTTGAGCAGATCGTGGATATCGCAATTTTGAATGAGGATATTGTCGCAGGCACCATAGATGGCAAAGTTTGCCTGGGCGCGGGGAAGCGCATCCCCTTTGATCTCGATGTCCTGAAACGTCAGATTGTTGGCCGCAACATGGAATACCGGCGTCGATCCGGCTCCCGATAGCCCATCGCCGCGCAGCCAGACGCCGCCACCATTATTCGACGTGAAGGTAATATCGGGCTGATCGATGATCAGGGTGTCGGTGCGCTGATACATCTTGTCGAGGATGACTTTGCCACCGCCGCGCACGCCGAGATAGGCCACACAGGCCCTGAACGCCGCATCATTGGCGGTAGTTGCGGTTGGGCTGCCGCCCATCGTCTCTGGCGTTATGACGTTGCCCTGCAGTTCCCACCACTGCCCGTCTGCCGACTGAAAGTGCCAGGCCTGGACCGGAGAGGGCGTCGAGATGCGGGCATATGTTGCCGCGCCACCATCGCCCACCGAAGCATAGCCGCGCAGTTGGATTGTTGCCCCGCCGCCCAGTATGGTGGTGGCAATTGCCGTCGCACGGGTGTCAAAAGCAACCGGCGACCACACCCCGCTCTGCCGACCATATTGCACGCCACCAGTTGGCGCGTCGGCGATGCCGGAGGCCGCACCGCCGAGCAGATGCGATGGAACCAGAACGTAAACGCCGGTCGCCGAGTCGAAGGTGAGGATAAAACTCGTCGGGCTGGTGGGAATGGCAGAGATCGAACTGAGATCGCTCCAGTCAGTATCAATTGTGACGGTGCCATGCGCCTTGGTCACTTCAATGCCAACGCCGCCGACGATGTTGCCGGGGAAGCCGACGACCTGCCGCAGCCTGATGACCGGCATGCTCATCGCGCCACCACTCCCGCCGCGATCGGTAGCGTGCCGATCAGGGCCTGGCCGGTCTCGTCGTCATCGCCGATGGTGATGCCGAGGTCGTAGGTGCCGGGGCAGAGGTTGGTCATCTCGCTGCGGGCAAAAGTCACGATAAAGGTTCCGAGGTCGACCACCGTGATCTTGCCGTTGTCGATGGTCGCCGAGAGAACGGCGCGACAATCGGTCGGATGCTTGACCTCGAAGATGATGGTCTTGTCGGTCAGGTCGAGCAGTTCGTCGGTATCGTCGTCGACGATCTGAAACTCGCGCTGGAAGGTTGCGCGGTTGGATTGTGCCTCAAGGCGTCCAAAGTCCATGGCTACAGCTTCACGTAAAACGTGCCCATCATGGTGCGCGGCGTGTTGTTGTGCCCGGCGCCAGAGCCGACAGTGGCGGTCGAGAATGTGTGGGTGTGGGATTGGCTCTCGTCGTCGGTGGCGCCACTGCCGCCGGCATTGACGGCGTTCACAACGAAGACGCCGCCGGCGGTTGCCGCAATGGTTCCGCCACCAACCTGATCTAAGAGCGAGCCGCCGCCGTGCGTATGACCGCGGTTGTTGTCGCCCGTCACGCCGGCTCCGGTATGATCGTGCGCCGCCAGTTCGGCGATCGTGAGCGGGTGGGTTATTTCGCCAATGATGCCGGCCGGGGTGGTAGAAACGTAGCGTTCGGTCGGCACGGCACCATAGCCGCCGCGGTAACTATTGCCCATCTCGGACATGCCGCCGATCATGATCTCGCGGAAGTCGAGCGTGGCAATGGTCTTGCCGTTGGTCCAGTCGTTCTCGGCATTGCCAGTGCGACCGCCAGATACCGGGCAGGTTGTCTGGTCATAGGTGCCGTATAGGTACAGGAACAGGAAGTGGCAGTCAGCATTGGCGCGGGTCGCACCGCTGCCGGAATTGCCAACAGTGAGGCCGTTGCTTTTGACCCAGCCGGAGCGGTCAACGCCCGTTGGCAACCACAATATGTCGCCGGTCTGGAAGATTTTGGTGGGGTCAACCGAGGTGCCGCCGCCGCCGCCCCCACCGTCAGACGGCCCGACCACAAGAACAAAGTCCTCGTCGAACTGCACCACCCCGCCGCTGTCGGTCAGCCGGACGTGGATCGAGCCGTCGGCGAAATACAGTTGCGGGATGCGGCCGTCAGAGGCCAGGATGATGGGGTTGGGGTGGACGAGGGTGAGCCCGGTGTCCATGTAGGCGTTCTGCGGCGCGTCAGTCCCGGCGGCGTAGAAATAGAGCCGACCGCCCGACAGCAGGGTGCCGTTGAGCTTGTCGAACTGCTGCGACAGCGAGAGATTGATCGAGCCAGCCATGGGCGCGAGAGTGGCCGAGGGGTCGGTTTGAGCAACGCACCAAGGGGGCCAGATGATCTACGTCGCCCAACTCCTCATCATCTTCGCGGTGGTCGCGGCCAACATCCACTGGGAGGCCACGCCCAACGGCCTAATCCCGGCTGCGGCCGGGGTGGGGTTGGCCTATGCCCTAACCGTTTGGCTGCCGACGCTCTTTCGTCGCCGAAGCATCCCCCTGCAGGATCAGCCTGGCAGCGATGGCACCGGCCTCATTGGAATTACGCGGCAACCCAGCCAGGCGCTGGAGCAGGGCCCCCGACGCTGGATCGGTAATAATCCGCGCTAGGCCGTTCAGGTTTTGACCCAACTGCCATTTGGTCCATTTGTCGTTGACGATACCCAACCACTTATTCGGACTGGCGGCGGTCTTGGCGACCTCGGAGAGGTTTGTGCCGCCGGCCATAAGCTTTAATTCCTCGGCGTTGAAGGCAGTCAGGGAGCCCTTGGCTTGCCGCTCCCCGGTAGCTGCGGCGATCTCCAGCAATTGCTCCATCCCTCGCCAGCGGGCTTGCCCGTTCGGCAGCGCCTCGACGGCGGCCTGTAGGTTGGCGCGCTGCTGCGGGTTGCCGGTCAGGCGCACGGCCAGTTTGGCCCCCAGGGCTTGGTTGCCGCCGGTCTGCAGGTTGGTCGCCGCATCATTCAGGGTGTATTCGATATGGGAGCGAACCAGTTGGCTCGCGGCACCTGGATTGCGCGCGGCTACCGCACCAACGGCCTCGGAGATTTGCCGCTCGTTGGCGGTGGGGTTTTTCGGGAAAAGCGCATTAATCGCATCACGGGTTTTGATGTCGCGGTTGGCAAGTTGGCCGAGCGGCCCGTCCAAGAGCGGTTGCAGGATGCGTCCTCGGAGGTTTTCTTCAACGGCTAGTGCGGTTGTGTATTGGCGCGTCGGATCGCGCACAGCGTTTGCCGCTGCGTCTCGGACGGCCGTTGCGTCCTGTCCGAGCCCGGACGTGATCTGCATGTTGGGGTTCTGATACAGCGGCGAGCGTGAATTGATGGTCTGCTGGTCAAGATACTTTTTGACCTCATTGAGAAAACCGATCGAGTCGTCCGGTAGATGCGCAACGTTCCGGTTTAACTGGACGTTGTTGCGGACAGCCTCGGCCGCCTCGCCATAGCCAGGAATGGCATATACCTGACGCATTTCCTGTGGCGTGAGGCGGACGTTCTCGGCCTGTTGATAAAACGGCCGGGCCTGTGTGTTGATGCCGCCACGCACGTCATTGACTGCGCCCTCGGCGGCCGTTCCGACCTCACGGCCGATGCTGGTGGGACTGGCTGGGCGTGGAGCAATGTTTCCGATTTCCGCCCGCGTGGCTCCCTCTATTTGCTGCGGTCGATCGGCAAAGAAGTTTTGCATCGTAGTCCGCGATTGCGGCGTGCTTTCGAGGATGCGCTGCGTGTCGGTCAGGACCGGACGACCAGTGACCCGACTCAGCGCCTCTGGCCAGGTCAGACCCACGCCGCGGGCCTGTGCGTGGTTGATGAGGAGTTCAGCGCGCTGCACATGCGCCGGGGTGACATAGTCCGGCAGCTGGCTTCGGATGGCGGTAGATGTGGTGCGACCGGGGCTCGCCAGGATGGCCCCTGCTCCTGCCGTTAGGGCCGCAGCCGCGCGGGCATAGGGCTCGATATCTGTGCCCTCTGTGGCCTGCCCTGCGGTTTCTGACGCTGCTCCTGGGATGACCGCTCCGGCGATGACGCGGCGAGCTATGCCGCCGGGACCAGCGAGCGCGGCCGGTAAAAACGATCCGATCGTCTCAGCGTATTTCTCGCCCGTCGTCTGCGGCTTGCGAAACTCGCCGGTATAGTTTTCGATGCCTTTTTGAATGTCGGCAGAACCTGGAATGGCAAACCCCTTTGCCGGATCGATCGGCGGAGGCGCGTCCATCCCTAATTTATCCATCACAAAGCGGGTTGCCGCGTCGATCCCGCGGGCCCCGAGGTTGCTCACATCGCCGGGCAGACCCGCCAATCCGATCGCGCCTTTGGCGAGGCCTACACCGCCAGCCTTGGCTAATCCCAGCGCGGTTGCACCGGCACCGACCTCCGGATAGGCGTCCCAACTGTCGGGAGGATTTGCGTCCTGCGGGCGCACGGTGATCCGCGCCGGGTCAGATGACGGCGGGGTTACCTCGGGGTAGGCACTCCAGTCGCTCACGGGACTTTCCGAATTTTTCCATCCCCAGCAATAAAGGTGTCGCCTCTACGGAGTTGCCCGCGGGCAACGGCGGCATCCGCGTCTGACTGGGTCTTAAAGACGGGCTGCGTTTTTACTGCTTGGGTGCCCTGCGCTGGAGCCTTCGGCAGTTCGGTTTGTAGTTTCGGTATCTTCAGGTCGTAAATTTTGTTGATGCGCTGATCACCGGTCAGCGACTTATCTGCCGCAACCCGCCCAACGTCCTCTTTGTATTTTGACAGGATTTGGAGATTGCTGATGGAGAGTTCTCGGCCTTCTGGCGTGGTCATCAGGCCGCCGAGCGCGCTCTTGAACGCGGTCAACTCGTTCTGCAGCAAGCGCCCCGAGCCGATCGGCCGCAATTGCGGGGAGAAGAAATCGATGGCGCGTTCGTAGGCTTGGATGTCGCTCAAGCCCTTGGTTTCGATGCCGTAATGGCCAAGGAAACTTTGAACTTTCGGAATGATGCCGTAAGGCACCCGTTGCCCAAGCCGCCGGATTTCTTCCAATTGAGCGTCGTGCCCGCGAGCATCGATGCCGCCCTCCACAAATTCTTTGAGGGTCTTGGAAAGTTCCTCGCCCTCCTTCGTGCGTGCGGAGCGCTCGATGCCAGAGTTTTTTTCCTGCCAATCCTCGACAGCCTTGATGGTCTTCTCGGTCTGCTCGCGCCCTTCCTTCGTTCCCATGCCCGATCGCAGGCGCAACCGGGCAAGATATTCGTTAACCCCATTTGCCCCCTTTGCCTGCCAAAACGCCGGAACGGGACTGTTCGGATCGATGACAGGGTTGGCCGCTACCGGCGGCCGGGTAATGGGGGCGTTGTCGGTGGCGACGGGAGCGACTGCGGGTTGCCGCTGTGGTGGCCGTGGCACTTGGGCGACAAATTGCTGGATCTCGGCGACCTGCTGGGGCGAAAGTTGTTGGGTCTGATCGACCTTAAACCTCTTCGCCACGGCGTTAGCGACGCGATCTGTCTGATCGCCAAAGTCCGTTGGGGATACGAGGCCAGTAATGGATTGCCCGGTGCCGTCGCTGGGAATGCGAGGGGCGGGAGGAGCCGTAACCGTATTGCCGGGCGGGGTAGTGGTGCCGGTGGCTGGAGGAGCGCCTGGCACCGGATATCCGGCGCGCTCCCGTGCCGAGTTGAGGTCGGCTGCCACGTTCTGCCGGTTGATGTCGAGCCCGGCCAGGGTGGCAAACGGTGCCACGGCGGGAACGCCACCCATCTTCAGAGCAGTGACGCCGGCGGCGTTATAGTCGGGAGCTTGCGTAGGTTTCCCGTCCGGGCCTATTACCGTGATTGTCGGCACGCCGTTCTGGAACGCATCCTGCTGGCGCCGCTTGTAGGCCTCGTCGAGGCCGGCGTAGTAGGCCCCCGGCAACCCTGCGATCTGCTTGGCGAAGTCGGTCGCGTCCGGCGGGCCGTGGGCGATCAGGAGGTCGAGGCTGTCGGCGGGGGTGATGGGCATGGGTTAGGCCGTCGGGGGTTTCGGCGGAACCGGCACCCCGGCAGCGGCAGAGGCCGCCGCTTGCAGAACACCCATCCCGGTCGTCCAGATGTTCTTGGAGGCGTTGTAGTCGGCCAGTTTGGCGTCCGCATTGGCGTTGCCGATGCCGGTCTGGGTCGCCTGTGCCGCCTGTCCCTGCTGCCCGTACAGGCCCGCAAGTCCCTGGCCGAGGTTGGCATACATGCCCGCCGCGCCGCCCACCGCGCCCTGGTTGGCGCCGAGATAGGGCTGCAGCCTGGAAACGTAGTCGCCATAGAGCCGGTTGGTGTAGTCGGTCGCGAGCTTGGTGGTGTCGGCAATGGTGTTGCCTGAGTTGAGCATGCCGCGCGAGGCCGCACGCCGGTCGTTCTGGTCGAGCGACTGCGTGAGCCCCTCCTGATAGCCGGGGTTCTGCGTGAACAGCGCCCGCGCTCGCGCCAGGCCTTCCGGGCCATTGGCACCCGTCGCATCGCCAAAGGCACCAGCCCCACCCGAAGTGCTCGCGATGAGCGGATCGTAGAGGCTGATGCCCTGATTGACGTTCGAGGTCAGCGCGCTCGTGCCCCTGTCGTACAGGTCCGACAGTTGGCTGTAGCCCTGGTTGAGCCCGGCTACGCGCGCCGCGGCGGCGTCTTTAGCGGGTTTGCTCGAGAAGAAATCAAAACAGGCCCATGGGGCTTCATCCTCCCTTTTAGGGTCGCCAACTTGGCGACTCTAACCATCCCTTGCAACGCACCCCTAGACCTCGGTGCGCAGCGTCCGCACGATGGTGTCGACGAGCTTCAGCCACGAATACCATTCGGAGCTGATGAGGCCGGTCTTGGGGTCGATCACCGGCACGGTGACATTCGGCAACGGCGGCAGCTTGGGTGACAGCGTGGCCATCAGTTCGATCCCAGTATGGTGGCCTGGTCGCCGCCCACCAGGCCGACATGCACGGGGTCGGTGACGTCGAGCCGCCAGCGCCGTCCCATCGGTCCCGCCATGCCGGTGCGGGTGACGGTGACGCGCACCTCGCCGCGGCCCTGCGGTCCCAGTAGCCGGTGCAGCGGATTGCCCCACGACACCCCGCCGTCGTCCGACCAGGACACCCGCACCCGCGGCTGGGTGGCGATCGGGTCAGGGCCGGTGGCAATGCCGACACCGGAGGCGAAGTTGAAGTCGGCGCGCGGCACGACGGTGCGGTTGGGAAACTTAGCCACCGGGCCGCTCTCGATGCGGTAGAGCAGCGGGTCGCCGTCCTCGGTATGCGCCATGTTGTCGACGGCCAAGAGCTTGTTGCCAGACACCGTATCGCCGACGATCCACTTGCCGAAGGCGAACAGCGCCTGGGTGCCGCGCCAGCGCGGGATCAGATAGGACGCGCGCTCGTTCCACTTCTGGGTGTTGAGGTCGAACTCCCAGGTCCAGTCGGCGCACGACAGCACCCATTTGGGATGCCCGCCTGAGATGTAGCAGGAGGCCTCGAGCGTGTTCTTGTCGGCCACGGCCGCGATCAGGCGATCGAGATGCGGTGGCGACACCTTGTCGGGCTGGTAGCCCTTCAGGCGGCAGACCGTGTTGTCATCGGCCACCCAGAGCAGTTCCTGCCCGAAACCATCCTCGTGCCCGGCGACGGCGTAGCGGCCCGCTATTCCACGTGAAACAGTGGTCACCAACGAATAGGGAAAGGCGGGCGGCGTGTTGGCGGTGTCCTGATAGATTTCGATCGAGGCCTGGCCGAAGATATAGAGCTGGTCGTTCCAGGGAATGGCCCGCAGCGCGCCGTCGGGCTTGGCTTCCGCCGTCGTGAAGCCGAGCGAGTTCACGGTGACGGCGTTGAGGTCGCTGTTGAACACGCGGCCGTCGCCGATGGTGAAGAAGAAGTAGCCGTGCTGGAAGCACACGCTGTTGGGGGTCGGCAGGTCGATGTCGGCAAAGGCCGAGACCGCCGACGAGGTCACCGTATAGGCGCCGTTCTGCGGATCGACGAACACGACATCGGGCGTGGATCTGTTGTTGCGCGCCCAGAAACCTTTGTTCGTGGTTGTCAGGAGCGTGCCGCTCAGTACCGTCTCGGTGCCGCTCGAGTTGAACGTGGTCACCTTGCCGTCCCACGCCGTGTAGAGCGTGCCGGCGACCTGCAGCCCGCCGCAGAACGTCTCCTGGGTCGAGGTAGCGAACAAGGTGAGGCCGGGGCAGCGCGCCCACACGGCACGGCCGTCGCCGAGCGGTTCGGCGAAACAGTTGAGCAGGCGGCCGGCTCCCTCCTGCGGCACGCGGCCAGGGGCCGACGAGAGGGGGAAGGGGATTGCCACCATGTCAGTAATAGTCCGAGCGCATGACCTCGTAGGTCGGGCCGCCGCGCGCCGCCACCCGCATCTGCTGCTTGGCGATTTCCATCACGCCGATGTTGCCCGCGCGCCCGTAACCCGGCGCCGCAAGCTCCGTGATGTAGTGCACGAGTTGGTTAAAGATCGTGAGCGGAAACTCGTCGCTGTCGGCGAGCCGGATGACCTCCTGGCCCTCCAGATCGGCAAGCGCGGCATCGATCAATCCATCGACGGCATCGACATCCTCGGCGGACGCCGCATGCCCGACGCCGAGCACGCCGAGCTCTTTCAGAACCCCGTCAATGAGTTCAGGCCGCGTTTTGGTCGACGGCATTTGGCTTCACTCTCGGTGGCCGGCCGGGGCGGCGCTTGGGGACATCCGGCGCGTGGTCGGCGGGCTCGGGCGGCGGCTCGACTGCGGGGCTCTTGGCGTCGAGTTCGCGCTGCTCGGTGGCGGTCAGTTCGACTTCGAAGGACGGGTGCCTGACCGCTCTCCTGAGAATGGAGAGGTCGGTAACAATCGTCGGCTTGCCCTTCTCGAAGCGGATGTCGCCGAAGGCCGTAGTGAACCGCGGGCCTTGGCCGCTGCCGTCTTCCTTGATGTGCAAAAAATCCTCTCCCTTCCAAATTACTTTAGCCACTGACATGCCTCCATGTGCTGAAAAGGGCGTGGGGAATTGCCCCCACGCCCTGATGCTCGTTACTCGACGGGCAGATACTCGACGATCACGTAGCCAGCGCCTGCTGTCCCCGCAACGGTCGTGGCATGAGTGGCGATGACCGCGGTGTCGACCGTCGGGTTGACCGTCGTCGCCGTAGCCAGAGCCGTGCCGCCCGTGATGACACCGGCAGTGGCCGTCGAGATGCCAGTGCCATAACTGGCATCGGACGCCACAGTGCCGATCTTGATTGTGTTGGTGGTGCCGTTAAACGCCGTGGTGATCACGACGTAGGTGCGCAACACGATGGATTTGCCGGGAATGGTGCCGACTTGCACTATTCCCCCAACGCCATCGCTGAACGAGATGGGAGCGCGCAGGTAGTGAATAACCTGGTAGCCTACTGATCGGGCTGGTGCTGCCATGATGCTGTTCCTTGTCTATGGGTTTGAGGTTGCTGCTGTTGCCATAGATTAGGAGTCAGCCGCGGCAGCGAAGTAGCCGGTGGCAATCGACCATTCCTTGAGGAGGCCGCCGGTGGTTTTCTTAAACATTTTGCCCACGCCGTAGGCCATTTCGACGCCGACGCCCTTGAGAAACTGGTAGTCGGTTTCGTCGCGCTGAGTTGGCCTTGCCATCTGGCCCCAGCCGAACGCCATTGCGCCCTGGCCGCACAGCCAGACCGGACGCGCATCGGCCGATCCGCCATAGTTGGCAGCGGTGAGGTAGGCCGGCGCCCTTGTATCGATTTCTGGAATCTCCCGATGTATGACTCCGTCATCGAGCAAATCCCCGTCCTGGAAGATGGGATTTTTGCCGACATCGCGCGGGCGGGCGTTGGTGTTGATGGTCTCGAGATCCTGCTTGAGATCGCGGAATGTGCGCGAGCCGTGGAACGCCACGAAGTACTCGCGACCCTCCTCGGTCCTGTAGGGCCGCAGTTTCGGGACGGCGGCCTTAGCAATCCTCTTGAGCAAACGCAGGTTGGCGCGGTTGGCCTTGTCGTTGGTGGTGTCGAGAGTTTGCAAAGCGGTTGCGAAGGTAGCGCTGTAGTTGGATTTCAGTTGTCCAAACAGTACGCGGTCGACGTTATCAACCACCCAGGTATTGCGCTGGGCGGCGGTGGCGGCCTGGAACAGGATGCCGTTGACGCGCTGGCCGGCGCTGCTGTCGAGACTGACCGGGGATGACTCCGAAGGCAGTGCGTAGAAGGCATCGACGATTTCGTCGCGCTGCAGCGACTTGCCCCAGTCGCCCAGGAGCGAGCGGGCGATGTCGAAGATCTCGGCACTGTCCTTGCGGCGGCCGGCCTTGCTGGAAACGATGGCGTTGCGGGCGTAGTCGATCCACAGCCGCATGCCGTAGTCGTCGATTTTTTCTTCGTTGCCGACCAGTGTGCCGGAGCCGATCGCGGCGCCAGTGAGGGCGGCGACGAGCGGAATATTCATCTGATTTCCGGCGTCCGTCAGCTCGCGACGGATGCGGATGATGGCACCCATGTCCTCGCCCATGTACGGCGAGAACAGATTCTGGCGGACGAACTCTCGGTTGATATCCTTGGTGAACTTGAGGAGGACGTTATTAGTCTGTGGAGTGCTAAGGGCCATGGCCCAAATCCTTTCCTACAGACAGCGGGCTCTTAGCGCCGCATGCCTGTTGTCGCGTGCCGAAACAGGGCCTCGTCGGAGAGGTCGCCGCCGTCGTCGTCGCCGCCGTTGCTGGCGGCCCCGGACGGGGTGACGTTCGAGAGGGACGGGGGCAGGCGGACTGGGGAAGGAGAACGAGCGCCGTTGGTCGATGGCACGACCGAGATGCGCGCGAAGGCAAGAGCTTGCTTAAGAAACTCTGGGTCTTTCAGAGCCTCCTCGCGAACCTTCTTGTTGTAGGCATCGAGATCGTCACCGACGATCGTGGTGCGCTCATGCTGGGCATACCAGGCCAGCAGTTCTCGGCCGGGGTTAGGAGCGTCCTTGACCCGGAGGATTTCGGCGGGAGAGGCTTTCTGCACCGCGGCCAAAGCCTGATCGAACCGGGCGGGATTGGAACTGCGGGCAAACTCGAAACTGAGTTCACCGCGCACATTCTTGATCTCGCTCTGCCACTCGTTCCGGAGATGCGCTTGGTAGCCCGCCGGATCGAGGAGAGGATCTGGCGGCTCCGGAGCTTTTGGCGGTTCTGGCTTGGGTTGGCTGCGCCGCAGTTCGGCGATCTCGCGCTCGTACTGCTGGGCTCTGGCTTCGGCTGCGCGACGGTTCTCGGCTTCCTCACGCAGCCGCCAAGCGGGGATGTGCCCGCCATCGGCCTCGGGAGGTTGCTGGGCAGCAGGGGGCGTTGCCTCCGCGGGCGCGGGGGTATCCCCGGCCTTGGGGGCAAAGCGTCCATGCTGATCGCGCGGTTGTTCGCCGGTTTCGGGCGGTGGTGGCTCGCTCTCCGGGGTTTCGGCGGGTGCGGCCTCTTGGGCCGGCTCGTCCGCCATTGCCTCGTTGAACAGGTCCGCGTCCGAAACGTCGACTTCAACCACTTGGGCGTCGTCTGCCATTCTATCCCCATTCCAGTTCGCGTTTCGCTCGCGACTGCGGAATCCACCCCTTGACGGCGGGCGTGCCGGTGCCTCGTTTCGTCGAGGCTCACGCGGCGGGGAGATTTGGCGGGAGGGGCGTCTTGAGCAACGCACCAGGGCGGCTGGCTGGGCGGGAGCGACTAGGCGCTAGAGGCCCATGCCGCCTAGCCTCTGCCGCCTAGTCTGGCCCTAATTTTTAGACGGCCGTTGACTTACAGAGTCCGGCGCGGTTGGGTGGGGGCGGCAAACTGATAGGAGATCACCATGCACATCAGGATGGCGGCTGTGGTCGCCTGCGTTTTGACGCTGGGCATCACGCCGGCGGCGGCTGATACGATCACCACGGTCTCGGCTTTTCCGAGCGTGATCCAGGCCGGCGAGACGGCCCGCCTCACGTTAATCGTGAGCGGCGACGTATCCGACTTCCACTTCTTTTTCCAAGGGGCCTATTGGGAAGCAATGCCGTGGGCAAACGATGTCACCTTTTATGATGGTCTTGGTGGCAGTTCCCATTTTTCCTCGGATTTTTTCACCGGCCTTCAGACGGCATGGACGATACCAGTCACTTATCCTGACGCCGGAACGTTTTACCCGCGGTTCGACGCTGACATCGTGTTTCGCTTGACCAGAGGCCGATCTGATCCCTCCGACTGCCCGAACAATGGCCACGCCTTCTGTCTCACATTTGTGAATATGGGCGGGGACTATTCAACTTCGGTTACTGTCAACAATCTGGCCGCTGTGCCGGGACCAATCATCGGCACTGGATTGCCCGGCGTGCTGCTACTAGCGGCATGTGGTCTGCTTTTTACTTACCGACGACGGTCCAGCCGGTCGGCGTGTATCTGAGATTTACATGATTTGATCCGGTACTAACCGCTGCCGCGCCCCACGTTGCCGTATCGGCGTTGCTGACGTTGAATTGGTAGCCTTCAAAAGTATTTGGGCGACCTGCATCGGAAACCACAGTAAAGAACCCCGTCCCAAAAACAGTCCCAGGACCACCCGGATCAGCCAACGGGAAGGTAATCGTAAAAAAGTTGGGAACGGACACATGCTCAAAAACACCATTATATCCAGATGGTGTCACGCCTGTAATGCTCACGTTTCCCAATTGCGCGGTTGGAAGATCGCCAGCACCCGTTAAAGTCACGGTCGCCGTGCCTGCCGACCATGATGCCGAGCCGACAGTGTAAGTTTTTGCTGGCAGACCTGCCATCGTCCAAACAGAGGCAACATTACACTCTTCCAGGGTCATTGACATCGCGGTGGTTGGAAGTTCCCAATCCACGCCGCCCAGGGTGCTGGTATTGTCGACACTGACCGCGGCGAACCAACATGGCGATCCCCCGCTTGCCATATACACGCCCGATTGTTCATACTGTCCGGTGATACTAATACCCTCAAACGCACACGACCCCCCAGCAACGGGATAAAGGCCGTACTGTGGATCGCCTGGAATCGAACCCTCGGTCGCTTCTATGAAGATACCGGCATAGCGGCTGTTGCCAGAAGGGTAAGCAATCGCGATGCCATTGTTTTTGAAATGACACCCTGCAACCACCAATCCGGTGCCTCCGGTCGCACCGGGCGATGCCGGATAAGGCCCCGACGAATTGGAAATGCCAATGTTATTATGTTCAAAATAGCAACCTCGATATATCATCGCGCCTTGACCGCCATAGGTGCGAATTGCTGTATCAAAATCTTTGAAGGTGCAATTTCTTGTTTCGCCGTTTGCCCCCCTGGCAAGACCCGTAGAGCCTGTTGCGAGAGCGTCGTAGGCTCTGAAATGACAATTGCTCATCGTGACTTCAAGCGAATACCAATACGCGCCTGGATCAGTGGGCGTCCCAAACTGATCGTTGTTGTCTGTAGTAATTCCAAAATTCGCTGTGACATCACAATCAAAGATATGTATGCCGACGCTGGTGCCCGCGCGTATGCCGCCCCCAAGGGCACCTCTATTAACGAGCGTTAGCTTTTCAAAGAAAGACCCGCCTCCGGCGAATGAGCCAAATAAATATCGTTTAATGATGTAATCATCGAAGTCCCCAGTGATCCTCGATGCGCCCATGGAGCCGAGAAAATAGGCTTGCGTTACAATGGGGCTAATATCAATTGGGCCAGATACATAATAGTCCCCCGGGGGGAAATAGATCACGCCCTTGACGGGATGGTGGAAGGTTATAGTGTCGCCCTCCTCAACTACCCCAACGATGTTGTTGAACGTCACCGTCGTCGCGGTCTTGCCTTGAACCTGTGGGTAAACCATCGTGTCCGGGTCGGTGACGTTTGTAGCATACATTCCGACCGCAACGTTATCTGGGACGCTCTCGAACGTCAGTACATTGCCCAGGTTGGTGTCAGTAGTTACCAGAGTCACCTGCCCCCAATTGAAGGCAGCCATGATGGCGTCTAGATCATCGGTAACGCCATCCCCCACGGCACCAAAGTCGCGGACGTTCTTTATCGACGCCAGCCGATCCGGCATGGTGCGATCTGTCGGCGCATCGGTTGCCGGAAATTCATAGGCCGTGAACGGGTTAGTCATTTACCAACGACCGTGTAGTTCGTGCCATTGAACCTCACCTTGACGTGGTTCGACCCACTACCGGCCGCAGTCGCACCCCACGTCGCCGTGTTGCAATCGGTGATGTCAAACTCGTCACCCTCCAGCACGTCGCCTCCGGTCGGTAGCTGAGAGTAGGTCCAGGTCGGGTTTTCGTTCGTGTTGTAAAACCTCGCCGTATAGGCGTTTGACGGGAACTCCCAAAACTCACCCCCACCACTTCCAGGAGTTGAGGATACTTCTCTAATTATGAGATTGGCACGACTAGACGCGGTGCCCACAGAAAATCCCGCTACTGTCGCATATTCGCCAATGGTACATCCCTGAAAAATCCCATTTCGCGCGCAATCATCTCTGATCCGAAATCCATATTGAGAGCCGCTAATACCACTAACCACTCCTGAATTACCAGAGTCATGCCCAAGCGCACCACAGCCCGCAACGACAAAGCCATCACATAGTCCTCCGCCAGCACCTCCAAAATCATATGCCGTCCAACATCCTTCAGTACTAACCGCCTCGATGATGAACCCGCTCAAGCCTACGGGGTTGTCCCCACTATCAACGCCAAACAGGAACGACGTATTGCATCGCTCACTGCGACAGCCAACAATGCTCAACCCAGAGCCATAGGCTCGCACCCCCGTGTCTGCACCCGACAACGTGCATCCCTGAATTACACCGCCGCCCCCAATGATGATATAATGAGACCCATCGACAGTTCCATTATTAGCAATCACACAACTATCAACGGATATATTTTGTGAGCTAACACCAACGTCATCTTCTGTTGTTAGGCAAATAAAGCCGCCAAGGCCACAGTTACGAATGACCCCGCCAATAGTTGATCCAAGCCTGATGCAGCCCCCGGTCGCGCTGCCGTTTTGAATGGCTAGAGTCTCGAATATGCGGCCGCCAGAAGTGTTGTTTGCTATTCGCTTGTGAACCCCGGACTGCGATCCGGTCGTGGCGATGACCGTGCCGCCAGGGGTGGCCGACAACGTATAAGTGTCAGCGGAAAGGACGGTCTTAATGTAGTAGGTAACCCCCGCCACAAGCCCGGTGGGCAATGCGCCCGTGGTTGATAGCTTAACCGGAGCGTCAGCAACCCGCCCGTGTCCAGTTTCGGTGACGACACCTGGGGACGCAATGGTGATCGTTACTGTGACGGACGTGAAGTGTCGATCGAATACGTAGCCGTCGACGTTTCCAAAGAGGTTCGTGCCCTTCTCGCCACGAAAGCAGATGCTTAAATCACCGTCGTAATCGAATGTGATTGGAGCTGAAACCTTGTATGCGCCGAGCGGGAAATAAATCACCCCGCGATCGGCACCATCAGTCCAATCAACGGCGGCCTGAATAGCTGACGTGCTGTCGGCACCTCCTAATGGGTCAGCACCAAAATCGACGACGTTTTTGATTTCGGCCAGCCGATCCGGCATGGTGCGCGGCGTGGGCGCGCCGGTTGCGGGGAACTCAAAGGTAGTAAAGGGGGTGTCGGTCATTAGTTATGTTCCCCTAGAGGCATAATCCTGATTGCGTTTGAGGGTGCTGTGGCTCTCGCTAGCCCAAAGCACAGGCGCATTACCGCAGTCATGATCTTAAGCCCACGCCGTATAGCCAGAGGGGATATGGGCGGGGTTGATGTTCGAGCCGGTTATCAGTTGGTATATACCATTGCTTGCCCCCCACACGGTTAGCATGGGGCGAGCACCAGGCATTCCGCCATTCCCAACAGCACCGGTCCCAGTGGCACCAGACGTAGGATCGCCACTGAGATACCAAACAGTATTTAGAGACACATAATAAAACTCATTGGTTGAATCGAGCGCAAAGCCCAGCACATCGTTGTCGGCCAAGCTTACAGCACCACCTAAGTTTGTGCCATTCCAGCCGTTGGAGGCCTGATTACCGTTAAAAATATTGTTCCCAACGCTGTTAGCAAGCAAATCAGCATCCATAGCCGCACCATTTGCGGTCGTATTATCCATTAGACCAAAATTAAAAATTGGCGTGACCGGCGCAGTTAAAACTTTGACTTCGAAATAATGCTTGCCGGTTGAATATGCCTGCGTTCCGCGCACCGTGCTTACAGAGCTTGCCAGTCCGGTGACCGTATCGTTAGCAATGGTTGTCGTGCTTAAGACTGAATTCGTGCCGTGATCGCCCCATACGCTGCCAGCGGCAGCGGCCGCAGCATTATCCCCCAGCATGACACTAAGAATGCCGCTCATCAGGTGAGCCCCGTGCCGCTAATCATCCACTGGCCGGACGCGACCTTAATGGCGGTAGCAATGCCGTCCGCTGCAAGCGTGCGGTCGCCAGTCGTTCCAGCCCCAGCCAACCTCATCGCGTCCGTGGTGATCTTAATGGTGACAACGCCGCCCGAGTGTTGGTTGACGAACGTGATAACGGTCCCAACCGGATATGCCACGCTGCCGTCGATGGTAAAGTCGCGCGCCGTGGTGTCGGCAGAGGGGTGGAATACGTGCTTGCCAGCGTCGGCCAAAACGGTCGTGTAGTTGGCCGAGTTCGAGTTCTGCGGGAGTCCGATATAGCCAATTGACGCCGCGGTAGCTGTGGTGTGTGTGACACCGTTGATAATCGGCGAAGTAAAGGTCTGTGCGCCGGTGAATGTCTGTGCCGCGTCTGTCCTGGCGACCGTCGCGCTCGTGCCTGGGAACGTCATCGTGGTGCTGTCGGTGCCGGCCAATGTCAGACTATTGCTGCCGGTGAGCGTCTTGCCGGAAGCGACCGACACAGAGCCGGCGCCGATCGCCAGCGTCTTGATCTGCGTGGCGGTGATCTTCACGTCGGCGCTCGACTGCGTGCCGTAGATCAATTCGGTGCCGCCGAGCGTGGTGGCTGCGGTCATCGAGGCGAGTGCGGTATCGGCCATGGGCGTTGTCCTATGAGGCGATCAGTTGATTGCCAGAATTGTCCTCGAGCGGAACCCCGCTGCCGTCCACCAGCGTGGCGCCCGCGAACGAGCCGCCGCCTGCAAGAATGAGTTTCCCGGTTGCGGCCAGAACGAGATAGCTGGCGTTGTCGACGAGCAGCAGGTAGTTGGTGGTCTCGGCCACGTCGGTGACGGTAACAGCGATGTTGAAGCCGGATGACAACTCGCCGGTGGCTAC